CAGTTGATAGCTGTCCTGAATCAACGGATGGAGACGGACCAGAAGAACAGTTGAAAGCAGATGAAGATGGAAACAAACCTGCAGATCAATCTAAAGATGAATCTCAAGAAGAAGCTAAACCGAATAACCAAGCTGGTAGATCAGAAGGTGGAGATGATGCATGGTATGATGAAGATCCTTGGAAGTGGAATAAGCCTGAACCACAATCAATTACTGATCAAGAGTTTAGAGCCCATGAAGAAGAATTAGTTCATGAAGAAGCGATCGAAATTCGATATTTTAATTCACCGAAACTGCATATCAAAAACAATGGTTTGATTGTCACTTATAAAGAGTTGATGAAAGACCACAAGATCAGAATCGAAAAGAAGGTGGCGGATTATGAAGTTGAATCACAACTTCCATTTGAATATGCACGCAAGTATTTGAAATTAGTTGATAAGGATAATAAACCAGTTGTTAATTATCTCGCAAAAGAATTTGAGATGAAGAAGAAAGCCGCGGAATATAAAAGATCACAGACTGCTAATTCCGGACTCATATCTTTATCAGATATTCACAAATACAAATATTCAGATAATATTTTCAAGAAAGTCACGATCGTTCCAGAAGGAAAGAATCACGGATTATATATGTTGTGTGATTGGTCAGGATCGATGCACGATAAGATGATTCCAACATTTATTCAGTTGTTGCAATTAGTAGACTTTTGCAGAAAGTGCGCAATCAAACATGAAGTATATGCATTCGTAGATTATGCTTATGATGAAGAAGGGAATGACGTATTAGTAAAGAAGGAACAAAGGCCTTTAGAAGATAAGATAGCTGGAAATATTTCATCTGCAGGTAATCACCGAGCAGTTCAATTAATAGAGATCTTTTCAGATAAAATGTCAGCAAAAGATTTTCGTGAGATGAGAGAACAATTGGTTGTGTCTTTACTTCGATGTGATAATGAGTTTCACCAAGCCCCTTATCAGGAAAACAAAAGAAGAGAGGCTAAGATAAAAGCAGAAGTATATGATAGAAAGCTTAAAATAATTAAAGAGACCAAGCAAGAGATTGTTTGGAATATGATGAAAGAAGAAAATCCGGAATTATCTACATGGGATTGGAGCGCGCTCTGCTCTCGATATAATTTTCCATTATCACGACTTTGTGGAACACCATTAAATTCTGCAATTATGTTTAGTATTCCAAATGCAAATAGATTCAGAAAAGATAATAGATTAGATATTGTTAATACAATTATTTTAACAGATGGCGAATCAAATTCAGCTCATAGTTATTGGAAAGAGGACGAAGGTGTCATGAGGGCTTATAACATTGAAAATCAACTGGGAGGTGATCCTGTTCGTAATAAGCTGGTAGATACTGAAACAAAAAAAGTATTTGATTGGAACCGTAGAAGTAATTGGAGTGAAACCCGTAATACACTTGAGTATTACAAATATAAAACTTTTTCGAATGTGGTTGGATTCTTCCTTTGTACTAGTGGAGATACGGCTGGTAGGATAGGATCAAGGGATATTCAATTGAAAACCGGATCAACGTTCAATCAAGAATCATATACAGTTGCAAAATCAGAATATAATAGGAACGGATTTTTTATAAGTAAGAACTTAGGATATTCAGAATTGTATGTGATCAAAGCAAATAAATCAGTTCAGACGGAAGATGAGATTGATCTTGATACTGATAAGGAATTGTCCACGGCACAGATAACACGTGCATTTAAAAAGTTTCAGAAAGGAAAACTTGAGAAGCGCGTTCTGCTTAATCGATTTGCCGAGATGGTTGCGTAAATAAACCTTGACATTTTGTCAAACTTATGGTATAATATATCATAATGAAAATAATAACGAGAGAGAGTATATTATGACACACCGAGACCAATTAGTTGAAGCCTGGAAGCAAGTACATGGAGATTCAAAAGTACTTGATAGATCTGAGGTAAATAGAATAGCCGTTGATGCGGGACTCAAAGAACCGAATCAAAATTTTCTGAGTAAAATCAGAGTAGGTCGAAATCAGTTTTCGATCGCAAATTATGGACAAGTAGCAGTAATGCCACAAGCAAAATGGGGTGATCGTTATCGTAAGCCTAAAGCAATTGACGTACGTGAAGTACAACATGAGACAGCAATTAAAAAGGTTAGCGAAGAAGTTTCATTTGTGCCTGATCATGATCCCAATTATGTTAAAGCAGGTTATTTTACAGAACTTGTAAGAATCATAAATTCCGGAATGTTCATTCCAACATTCATTACTGGTCTTTCTGGTATGGGGAAAACCAAAGAGGTTTTCGAAGCAGCAGCAAAAACTAAACGTGAATTAATTCGAGTCAATATTACAATTGAAACTGATGAAGATGATTTACTTGGACACTATACTCTTAAAGATGGTGAAACTGTTTGGGAAGACGGTCCTGTTATCGTTGCAATGGAAAGAGGAGCAATTCTTCTTCTTGATGAGATTGACCTTGCATCAAATAAGATCATGTGTCTACAACCAGTACTTGAAGGTGGAGATATCTTCTTGAAGAAGATTAACAGACTCGTTAAACCAGTACCTGGATTCAATATTATTGCGACAGCGAATACTAAAGGAAAAGGATCTGAAGATGGAAGATTCATTGGAACAAACATTCTTAATGAAGCTTTCCTTGATCGTTTCCCATTGACATTCGAACAAGATTATCCAAATGCGTCAACAGAGAAAAAGATTATTACTAAGATCCTCGCAAATTATGAAGTCAAGGATGAAACATTTGTTGATCACTTAGTACAGTGGACCGATGTAATTCGTAGGACTTATGATGACGGTGGTATTGATGAGATCATCTCAACACGTCGTTTGGTAAACATTGTTAATTCGTATATGGTATTCAGAGACAAGATGAAAGCGATCGAATTTTCGATCAATCGTTTCGATGAAGATACTAAAAATGGTTTTATGGATCTATGGAGCAAAGTGGACCCTGCAGCAACCCCCGAAACAGATGAAGAACCTGCCGAAGAAGCAAAAGAAGAATAAAAACAAAATAGTCCTTGACATTTTAAACGTTATCTTCTATAATATACAATATAAATAGATGATAACGTTTTCTGTTTATTTAATATGAAAGGAGTGAATGCAGATCGAAGTACCAATAGCTGAGTTAAGAAAGAAACGTATATTTGTTGCTACACCAATGTATGGTGGAATGTGTAGTGGAATGTATACTAAAGCTTGTTGCGACCTAGCAACTACAGCCACCAAATATCAAATCGATTTAAAATTCTTTTATCTATTCAATGAATCTTTAATTACAAGAGCACGAAATTATTGTGTTGATGAGTTCTTGAGATCTGAATATACACATCTCATGTTCATTGATGCAGATATTTGTTTCGATCCGAATTACGTTCTTACATTAGCAGCACTATGTGATAGTACGAAACCAATCGTTGGTGGAATATATCCTAAGAAGTGTATTGCTTGGGAGAAGGTTCGTAATGCTGTTGATAAAGGATTAGCTGATGATGATCCGACGATGCTTGAAAGGTTTACAGGCGATTTTGTTTTCAATCCAGTAGGAGGTCAACAAACTATTTCATTATCAGAACCAGTAGAAGCTTTGGAAATTGGAACTGGATTTATGATGCTTCAACGTGAAGTGTTAGATAAGTTCGCAAAAGAATATCCTAAGTTTCGATATAAACCAGATCATAACCGTTCAGAACACTTTGACGGTTCCAGATACATTCATGCATTCTTTGATACTATTATTGATAATGATCAATGGATGGGTGAAGGTAAATCGGAAAATTCCGATCGTTATCTATCAGAAGATTATATGTTCTGTCAATTAGCACATAAGATAGATATCAAAACTTTTCTATGTCCTTGGATGAAATTATCACATGTTGGAACATATGTATTCTCCGGTAACTTACCAGATATGGGTGCATTGGAATATGCAGCGCATGGATATGATACTGAGAGTAGACCTTTCTTAGAAGACAGAAAAAAGAAAAAGTCTTCAGAAGGCATGAATAGAAAAGAACGTAGAAAACTCGCTGCGGCAAAACGCAAAGAGGATAAGAAGTCAGGGAAACCTGATTATTCAAAAAGTCCTAACCATTTATAGGAAAACATGATTATACATAATGAGACTGTTGAATATTTAAAAAACTTTGCTGAGATTAATCAAAGCCTGGTTATCGAAAAAGGTAAAGTCATTAAGACAGTTAGTGAACAGACAAATGTAATGGCAAAAGCAGAACTCGGACAAGAGTTCCCACAAGACTTTGCGATCTATGATCTCAATAAGTTTCTGGGTGTTCTTTCTTTATTCGTTGAGCCACGATTTGAATTTAGTGAAAAATCTGTAAAAGTTCAATCAAGTGTTGATGCAAATAATTATACAGCTGGAGATCAGATAGCTGAATATCAATTTGCCAACATGTCTTTGTTTGAAAACGAAAAAAAGATTCTTGCAAAAGATATTGAGTTGCCAGAACCGGAAGCTTCATTTAAACTTGAAGAGAAGTATTTCGTTTCTATTATGAGAGCAGCTTCAGTTATGAGTCTACCAGAAATTGCTGTTATAGCAAAAGATGGAAAGATTAAATTGCAAGCAATTGATTCCAAAACATCCGTCGATAGTTATGCAGTTGACTTGGGTAATTCTGATTCTAATTTTAAAATGATTTTCAAACTTGAAAATCTTAAATTAATGAAAGGGACTTATGATGTGAGAATATCAAATAAGGGTCTCGGACATTTTAAGAACACAGAGAAAAAACTTGAGTATTGGATTGCAACTGAACAGACAATATAAGGATTATGACAGATAATATATTATGGGTTGAGGCGTATAGACCTCAAAAGGTAGCAGACTGTATTCTTTCTGATCATCTAAAGAATCCATTCCAATCATTTGTAGAAAAAGGAAATATTCCTAATCTATTATTGACTGGAGGACCTGGTGTTGGTAAAACAACAATTGCGAAAGCAATGTGTAAGGAGATTGGATCTGATTATCTTGTTGTGAATGGTTCTCAAGAATCTGGTATTGATTTATTGAGAGTCAAACTAGAAAATTATTGTAGTAGTGTTTCATTACTGGGTGGTAGAAAAGTTGTTATAATTGATGAGGCAGATTATTTAAACCCACAATCTACACAACCAGCTTTAAGAGGATTTATTGAACAGTTCTCTGAAAACTGTAGTTTTATTTTTACTTGTAATTATTTACATAGGATTATTGAACCAATTCATTCCAGATGTTCTGTAATTGAATTTAAGATAGATAAAAAGGATGCGCCTGTGATTGCTCAATCTATGTTAGATAGAGCAAAGCAAATCCTTGACGAGAATAATGTTAATTATAATGAAAAGGTTCTCGTTGAATTAATAATGAGATATTATCCAGATTTTAGAAGGACATTAAATGAATTACAACGTTATAGTGCTACAGGTGATATTGATAGTGGGGTTCTCGGTCAATTGGGCGATGCTAACTTTCTCGCTCTTATTAATGCATTAAAAGAAAAGAACTTTACAAAGGTTCGTAAATGGGTAAATGATTCAAGTCATACAGATCCAAGAAACATATATAGACAATTATATGATAACTTACATGAACATTTAACACCTAACACATTACCACCAATTATTTTATTATTGGCTGATTATCAATATAAATCTGCATTCGCAGCAGATCAACAAATCAATCTAACCGCATGCTTGATCGAAGTAATGGTTGAAGGGCAATGGCAATGAATCCATTCGATTTTGTAAAAGATATAAACTATAAGAAAAAAGATTTGTTACAAGATGATCCCGATGGTCATATAGAACGGGATTATAAACCCTTTTTAATTAATAGAACATTAAGTTTTACCTCTGATACGGCGCTTCATGCTAACGAAATGAACGTAAGACCGTTTCTAGATAACAAGCTTCAATACCACTATTTGCTAAATATCATTAGACCCAAGAACAGATTTGGTCGATGGTTAAAAGCCGAGAAGTACGAAGCCATAGATCTTATCGTTGAATATTATGGTTACTCCTTGCAAAAAGCTAGGGAAGTCGTTGATATATTCACGGATGAGGACTTACGTACTCTCAAGCAAAAATTATTTACAGGTGGATTGAAGGAGTTAAATGAGTATAGAGGTCGAAGCGCTCGTTGAAATCAAGCTGAAACAACCTGATGATTTTTTAAAAGTAAAAGAGACTTTAACAAGAATTGGTGTGGCATCCAAGAAAGATAAGACTCTATATCAGAGTTGTCACATTCTTCATAAACAAAGTCGGTATTACATAGTACATTTTAAAGAGTTGTTCATGCTAGATGGGAAACCATCTAATTTTTCAGATAATGATGCAGCACGGCGTAATACAATAGTTAATCTATTAGCAGAATGGGATTTAGTACAAATTGTGGATAACGATAAAGTTAATGACAATATTGTTCCCATTAATCAACTAAAGATTATATCGTTCAAAGAAAAGGACGAATGGAATTTAGTGGCAAAATATAATATTGGAAATAAGAAAAGTGACGACACTAAAATTGAAAGTACATAAATTATTTGATGATGTTCAAATTCCCCAATTTTCCACAAAAGGTTCAGCATGCTTTGATATACATGCATACTATAGACCTGAAGCTGGATATAAGGTTTGGAATGAAGATAAAAAAACATTTATAGAAAGAAAAGATTCTTCTATAACAATTCATCCATTTCAAAGGGCATTGATTCCAACAGGATTGATTTTAGATATCCCAAATGGATATTCAGTAAGAATACACCCTAGATCTGGAACAGCAATTAAACAGGGCATGAGCTTAATTAATTGCGAAGGCGTAATCGATTATGATTACGTAGAACCATTGTTTATTGCTTGTGTGAACCTTTCAGAAGTTCAAACAATCATTATAAATAATGGCGACAGAGTCGCTCAGGGCGAACTTGTCGAAATGACTCATTACGAAATTGAGGAGTCGTCTACTAAGCCTACTCAAAAGACTGACCGCGACGGTGGTTTTGGAAGTACTGGCAAATGAGTAGATTTAAAGTTTTAGGGCACAGTTACGACTTAGAAATATACGAAGAAGTTTTAACTGATCCTGAAAAAGGTACTATTGAATTCGACGAGGTCGGAGTGTATAGTGCCAAATCCATACTAGAGTTAGTATGGATTGTTCTTAAACATCGGTTTGAACATCTGCTCGCTGGTGAGGGATGGAGAGACTGATAATCTTGCTTTTATAAGGAGATAATATGTTATATACAAACGCCGCATCACTGTTTACAAATCCCAAACATTTACAACACTTGACTCAGTCCGCAATTGGATTAGATAATCTGTTTGAAAGAGTGTTTGGAGAATTGTCTAATTTTAATCAAAATCAAACTTCAAGTTACCCACCTTATAACTTGAAAAAAGATGGAGATGATTATATAATAGAGTTAGCAGTTGCAGGACTCAATGAAGAAGACATTACAGTGAATGTTGAAAACGGTGTATTAACCGTCGAATCAACAACAGATAAATCAGATGAAGATTTTCTTTATCAAGGGATTGCAAAGCGTTCTTTTAAACGTTGTTGGACTCTCTCTGATGATATAATTGTTAAAGAAGCAGCATTAGACGCTGGGATGTTAACAATTACAATGGAGAAGATTATTCCTGAGGAAAAGAAGGCAAAGCAGATTAAGATTGTAACAAATCAAAAGAAGCTTTCCTAATTTCGACGGGGTCGTTGAAGATAAATACTTTCTAACCAGCGACCCCATAATAGGAGTGAAAAGTGAATGAAGCTGAAGATATTAGGGTAGCACCGAACTTTACCCTACCTGAATTACTAAAAAGTTCAACAGCAGATAGAATGGGCTTAGATAATACACCTGCCACAGATCAAGTTTTAGTTAATCTTACCAATGTAGCAAATCATATTTTACAACCAGTTCGAGAAAAATTTGGACCAGTTCGTGTAAATAGTGGTTACAGAGGACCTGCTTTAAATAAGGCAGTTGGAGGATCTAAGACAAGTCAACATTGCCATGGAGAAGCAGCAGACTTTGAATGTTCAAGAGTTGGTAACGATGAGTTGGCAGAATGGGTCAGAGACAATTTAGAATTTGATCAGTTAATCTTAGAGTTCTATCAACAAGGAAAACCATCAAGTGGATGGGTTCATTGTAGTTTTAAAACAAATGGTAAAAATCGTGGAAAGATTACGACTGCTTTGAGAGTTAATGGTAAAACTCAATATAAAGAAGGACTAATCAAATGAGAGGGAGAATGGAAGATGAAACTTCTTATTTTAATTTACCTACAGTTCCTTTATACAATAGGAGCATTTACAGGTAGGTGTTGGATAGACCAACAGATATTATGGTGTTATAAAACACTAGAATCAAAGGGACATAAAGTAGAACATTATTATAGCATTCCTGAAAAACAAAATAAATGAAATTTTACACTAATGTTCATCAAATTGGTGATCATATATTAGTAAGAGGATATGAGAATGGTCAGAAGTTCGATGACCGTGTTGAATATCGGCCTACCATTTTTATACCTTCTAGAGAGAAGTCAAGTCATACAACTATTGAGGGGAAATATCTATCCCCTGTTAAACCTGGAACAATAAAAGAAACAAGAGATTTTATTCGTAGATATGAAGGTGTTGATAACTTTCAAATTTATGGAATGAATACTTATAGGTATAGTTGGATCTATGATAACTTTCCAAAAGACAAAGGTATAGAATATGATTTTGGTTTATTGTCAATCGCGTCTATTGATATTGAGGTTGGTTCAGAACATGGCTTTCCTGATCCTATATCTGCAATTGAAGAAATACAAGCAATCACCGTTGGTAATAATGGGAAGTATTATGTTTTCGGTTGTGGGGATTATAAAGCCCATGAAGATAACATAGAATATTTTCAATGTTCTGATGAGAATCATTTACTTCAAGAGTTTCTTGGCTTCTGGGAAAAGCTAGCTCCAGATATTATTACAGGTTGGAATATTCAAGGCTTTGATATTCCTTATTTGTATAATCGCATAGTCAGGTTATATGAAGTTAAAGAAGCCCGCAGGCTATCTCCGTGGAGGTTAATACATGAGCGAGTTACTCAGTTTCGTGGAAAAGATGTTACTTTTCATGATATTATTGGCATTTCTGTTATTGACTATATTGACGTTTACAGACGTAATAGTCCCCCTGCTGAATCTTATCGGCTCGATTACATCGCATCAATAGAACTAGGAGAAAGAAAATTATCATTTGAAGAGTATGGTAATCTCTATACATTATATAAAGAAAACTTCCAACTGTTCATTGAATATAATATTAAAGACGTACAATTAGTTGAGCGATTAGAAGAAAAGAAAAAGTTAATCGAAATGGTAGTCGCTCTTGCATATGAAGCAAAAGTAAATTATCAAGATACATTTGGAATGGTTATGATGTGGGAAGTGATTCTCGCAAACGATTTAATGAATAGAAATATTGTTGTCCCACCAAAGAAAGATAATACAAAGAATAAAGCTTATGTAGGTGCGTATGTAAAGGAAGTACAAACAGGTATGCATAATTGGGTTGTTAGCTTCGATTTAAACAGCCTATATCCTCATTTAATTATGCAATACAATGTTAGTCCTGAAACTATTTTAACAGGTATTACACAGCAATGTGGCATTGATAACCTATTAAATAAGAAGATCGATTTAGATAAGTTCTATGAAAAAGATATTACTATTGCAGCAAGTGGTCAAGCATTCAGAAAAGACACACAAGGATTCTTGCCTAGATTAATGCAAGAGAAGTATAATAATCGTGTCATCTTTAAAAAGAAGATGATTGAAGCAAAGAAGAAGTTAGAAAAAGAAACAGATCCAAAGAAGATTGATAAACTGCAGAAGGAAGCAGATTCGTTTGGTAATAAGCAGACCGCCATGAAGTTAATGCTTAATAGTGTTTATGGCGCTTTCGGTAATCCATATTTTAGATTTTATGATTTAAGAATTTCTGAGGCAATTACATTAGGAGGGCAGCTCAGTATCAGATGGGCGGAAACCACTGTCAATAATTATCTCAATCAAATATTGGAAACAAAGGAGGTTGATTATGTATTGGCATCGGATACTGACTCCCTCTATATTACTTTGGATGCTTTAGTTAAAAAGGTATTCCCAGAGGATGTGGAGACAACAAAGGTTATTGATTTTCTAGATAAGGTTTGTGAAGAGAAGATAACAAAGATAATTGATACAGGATATGCTGATTTAGCAAAGTATATGAATGCTTATGATCAGAAGATGTTTATGAAAAGAGAATGTCTTGCTGATAAAGGAATATGGACTGGTAAGAAACATTATATTTTAAATGTTCATGATAATGAAGGTGTTCGATATACAAATCCTCGAATTAAAGTTATGGGAATTGAATCTGTTAAATCTTCAACACCAACATCTTGTAGAGATAAATTAAAAAAGTCTTTTGATATTATCATTAATAAAGATGAATTAGCCATACAACAATTTATTGCGGATTTTAGAACACAGTTTGAAAAAGAACCTATCGAGAATATTGCATTTCCTAGATCTGTAAAAGGAATTGAAAAGTATAATGGTGGACATACTTTATATGCTAAAGGAACACCGATACATGTGAAAGCAACACGTTTATATAATCATTTTTTAAAAGAGAAAAAGTTACAAAATAAACATCCTTTAATTCAAGAGGGTGAGAAGATTAAGTTCGTTTATTTAAAACAACCTAACCCTATTAGGGATAGTGTGATAGCCATGATGGAGGGGCTACCTGAAGAGTTTGGTCTCCATGATTACATTGATTATGAGAAGCAATTTGAGAAATCATTTAGGGGACCATTGAATGAAATACTGAAAGTAATTGGTTGGTCACCAGAGAAGGTAAGTTCTTTGGAAGCGTTTTTTGTTTGATAAATACTTAATAGTGGAGATTTGTTATGAATAAATTATGGTACACTTGGCAGGAAATGTGTCTTGATGTTAATCAACTCTGTAGAGAGATTACATTAGATAACTTTACGCCGGACGTGATCGTGGGTTTAAGTAGGGGAGGTCTAACGCCTGGCGTTATGATGTCTCATTGGTTAAAAAAACCTTTTAAGCCCGTGAAGAGCTCTCTTAGAGATTTTCCAGAATGGGAAGATTATCTTCCTAGAAAATCAGATGAGAGGGTTTTAATAGTAGATGACATATGCGATAGTGGTGAAACGTTTGAACGTATATCATCTTTTATTAAGGGCCCAAGAAAGGATCAGCCCTTAGAAATCAGTTGTGATGTAAAATTTGCATCCCTCTGGTGGAATAATGAAGTTAAATTCGAACCTCATTATTACGTAAGGGAGGTAGCAAAAGATACCGAGAATCTCTGGATTCATTTTCCATGGGAATCATGGTGGTCTGCGCCTCTTACTTTTCAAAACAATTTAAAAGGATAATTTATGTTAGATAACGTGCTCGGTTGGATTAGAGGTATAACCGAATTAGGTCTTGCAATAATTGCTCTTGGCGTTGTTCTTCAAGTAATTTTTGGTGCAGCTGTACCATTTCTCGGAATGGATATCGTGGGTTCAGTAGTGTCACTCGTAAAACAATTAGGTGCAGAAGGATTAATCGGCCTAGTTTCAATATGGGTACTTTGGGGAATCTACTCTAAGAGGTAAGATAACTAAAAAATAAAAGGCCTCTTCGGAGGCCTTTTTATACGCGAGAGCGGTGAAGGGGTTGGAAGACCCGTTAATGATGAGCGAGAGAGATTAACACACACTTTTCTTGGAAGGAGAAAAATGAAAAAATTAATTTCAATTTTTATAATTTTGGTTGCAGGTGCAACCTTATTTGGTATTACGGCAGTTAGTAAAAAATTGCCTTCAGTTGGTTATGTTCTAGTGGGACCAAAAAACGATGGCGGATGGTCAATGAGACATTATCATGGATTCATGTCATTAAAAAAACATGGTTATAACGTAGCTGGTGTCGAAATGGTACCAGAATCAGAATCAACAAAAGTATTTCGTAAACTTGCCAGAAAACATGATATTGTCTTTGCAACTTCATTCGGTTATATGGATGGAATGGTAAAAGCTGCAACGAAAGACCCAGATACAATTTTCATGCATGCCACAGGTTACAAGGGTAATGATACAAATATGGACAACTACGTTTGTCACTCATTTCAAGCACGATACCTAACAGGGATTGCAGCTGGAATGTTGACAAAGACAAATAAGATTGGTGTAGTTGGCTCACACCCTATTCCTGAAATTATTCGTAATATTAATGCACTTACACTTGGTGCACAAACAGTAAATCCTGATATTGAAGTTTCTATAGTATGGATAAATTCTTGGTTTGATCCACCTAAAGATATGGATGCGGCCAAGGCTCTTCTTGATGCAGGAAATGATATACTCTATACAACAACCGATTCACCTAGTGTAGTTGCTCTTGCTCAACAAGCATGGAAAACTAATGGTAAAGAAGTTTGGAGTATGGGTAATGATGCACCTATGGGAAGTAACGGCCCAGACCGATACATCACAGGAATGATGTTCAACTGGAATGTTCTTTACAAACATATCGTTGACCAACTTGCAGCTGGAAAACTCAAAATGAACCAGAGATGGAATTGGGGCTTACAAGAAAATTGTGTAGGTCTATCTCCATGGGGTAAGAATGTTCCGGGTGAAGTTGTTAATAAAGTTGAAACCGTCAAGATGCAATGGATTCAAGATGATCTGGATACATTCTTTCCTTTTGATCAAGGAATCACAAAAGCTGATGGAAGCACAGTTGGTAAAGGTGAAATTGCTAGACCTCAAATAGAAACTATGCAATATTTTGTTAAAGGGGTTGTTTCCCGATTTCCCTCAAAATAATATAATGAAAGGTATATATGGAAGGCTTATTTGAAAGCATTCTGACCGCAGTAGCGGTTGTTATTAATGGTATCCCTCAGGGAATTTTGGCGTTAAGCTTTGGCTTCGCAGCTTTTCCTACGGCAATAGCATTTGTAATTGGTATCATTGGTTCGGCATTCTTTATGTCTGTCGCAACTATATCCTTTCAAGCAGAAACAATCACGTTAGCTGGTACTCTAGGTAATAATATAAAAGAAAGACTTTCTCTTATATTTTGGGGTGCCACCCTACTGTTGATTCCCTCTTTGCTTGGAATGAATGAAGCGTTAGTTAATTTTATTGGTCCCCTAGTTGTCACATCAATGATGGCTGGAGTGGGTATTATGTTAGCGAATGTTTCTGTAGATTTGTTTAAGTCAGAAAAATGGACAGGAGGAGTATCTTTAATTAGTGCTTTACTTGCTTGGTTTTGGACTAAAGACTTAGCACAAACAATTATATGGTCCGTGAGTTTATCTACACTTTTTTATGTTGCATTAAAGTTTTATGCTCCATTACGCGAAAAGTTAGGTGTCGTACTAGAAGAAATTGTAGTAGACAGCTCACGCGAAAAGTTTACAACGGGCAACATTGAGTGGAAGTTTTGGACTAATAGAAACATCGTTATTGGTGCTTTATCATTAGCATGTTTAAACATTGGGGCCAATATTTCATTTGGTAAAATTACTGGAAGTATTGCAGGGACTAATACAAATATAGATCATCTTGCAATTTATTCTAGTCTTGCAGATATGGGCTCAGCATTCTTTGGTGGTGGTCCAGTTGAAGCGATAATTTCTGGAACTGCGGCCGCACCTATGCCAATAGTTGCATCTTGTATTATGATGGGAATTATGGCAGTTATTCTATTAAGCAAAGCATTGCCTTTGATCGGGCAGTATGTACATAGAGCATCTATTGCAGGTTTTCTTTTTGTATTAGGTGTATTCGTTACCTTTGCTACAAATATTGCTGGTGCTATTAGCATTGGTGGAACCTTTGCTGGACCATATGGATTTGGAGCAGCAGGAATGGTAATTGGCGCTGCAGCATTTGTAACTGCAAAATTTAATCCTTTTTATGGTTTGCTTGCAGGATTTGCTACAAGCCTAATCATGATGGGGGCTTAATATGGCTTGGGGAGAACCTTTTACAGATGAGTTCTACGAATTAAAAGTCGCAGGACTTACACGTAAGTTACCCAAAGTCAAAATCAATGACGAGCTCGCTATTGCGAGCTTTGTCATATTGGGTGATACAGAATTAATAGAAGAATGTGCTGAAGCAATGATTCTTCTGAATAATTTTCCAAAGAAAGATGAAATTGATATTTTTTGTACACCAGAAGCAAAGGGAATACCGTTGGTACATACCATTGCAAGAAGGTTAGAAAAAGATTATGTCATTGCAAGAAAATCTATCAAAGGATATATGAATGATCCTATGATAGAAAAAGTTCAATCTATCACTACAATCGGCGCACAAACACTTGTCCTTGATAGGAGTGATGTTAAGAAATTAGAAGGAAAGAGAGTAGGTATTATTGATGATGTAGTATCTACAGGGGGCTCTTTGATAGGACTTCAGACAATGTTAGAAAAAATTGATTGTTCTATTGTATGTAAAGCAGCTGTTTTATTGGAAGAGGCTGGATATGCCAAAGGTGATATACTTTATTTAGAAAAACTCCCAATTTTTAAACCAGATGATTCCGATAATTGATTTGAAAAGTGATACTTGCGAAGCGCAGATGTATGACGCTTATACAACTGTGGGATTCGCAGTATTCACTAATGTTTATGATGAGTGGCTATCAGAATTTCAAGACTGGAAGCAACTCATGGACGAGTTCTTCCAACTACCATTAGATGTGAAAAAGAAATATGTATATAATGGAGTAAAGGGTTCCTCAACATGTCGTGCCGGCTGGGGCGAGATGGGTTATATTCAGAGTCGAGATGGTGATTCGAAAGAATCATATAATTGGATTGAACCAGCAAGAATGCAAGAACAATATTGGCCTACAGAAATTCCAGAGTTTAAACCATTAGCTCAATCTATCCTTCAGATCTCTCAACGTCTTTCTTATCAATTTTTCAATAAGTTTGAAAGTATGTTCAAACATAAAAAAGGATATTTAATAGATAAGCATACGAATGGTTATGTTAATATGAGAATGCTTCATTATCCAGCGCACAAGAAGCAAGAGGATCACGAGTTCGGAGGAGAACATACTGATTATGGTTCTATCACTTTACTCTTTCGTTTCGATGATGTTGGAGGTTTACAAGTACAGGATAGAAAAACAGATGAATGGATTGATGCTCCTGTAGTGAAAAATTCAATAGTATTAAACATTGGAGATATGTTTCAAAGATGGTCTAATGATACGTTAAAATCAACTAATCATAGAGTTGTTAATACAGTTCATACAAACTCTAGATATTCAATGCCGTATTTTGTAGATCCCGGTAGAGATGTATTAATTAAGAATTTCACAGATGAACCAGATAAACATTTACCAATTTCTACCGATGAATATTTTAAACAGACACTAGCTCTACACAATGTTGAACAGAGTTGGGAACAACAGATTAATTAAAAAGGAAAATATGTTACCAGTATTATTATTTAATGTGATTTCAGGACTTGTTATGGACAAAGCTCAAGACCTTGCGAAAGAACACGTGGAAGCAATGATTGATAGTATCATTCCAGATGATGCAAAAGAAGAGTTAGATGATCTCGTTAAATCAGATCCTACTCACATGTTTGAAACAGCAAAAGATGCTTTAGTAGGTGCAGTCGAAGGAAAGCTTCCTATACCATTAAAAGATGGAACTATTAAACCTATAGAACTTATTATTAAAGTGAAATTCGATCCTACCACTATGGATTTAGATATCGAAAAAGCTTGACATTTGTTTTAACCTGTGGTATAATATATAATGATTAAAGTGAAAGGATTAAATGAGTTATTTTGATGAAATGTTGAAAGTAGCGAACAACACTTATGGTTCAAAAGTGAGTGATGGTGTTGAAGCTGGAGATGTCGAAAGTTATATCGACACAGGATCATACATATTAAATGGATTATTATCTGGGAGTATCTATGGAGGATTACCTTCTAATAAAATCACTGCGTTCGCTGGTGAAAGTTCTACAGGAAAAACTTTCTTTGTCTTGGGTTGTGTCAGACAGTTTCTTGCAGATAATCCTAGCGGCGGTGTTATTTACTTTGAGTCTGAATCCGCTTTAACAAAACAGATGATAGAATCAAGAGGAATTGATTCTAACCGAATGATTATCCTGCCCGTTGCAACAGTTCAAGAATTTAGAACACAAGCAACAAAAATTTTAGAAAAACATTTAGAAGAATCTGAAAAAGATCGACCACCAATGATGTTATGTTTAGATTCATTAGGTAATCTTTCTACCTCTAAAGAGATGGAAGATGTTAGCGATGGTAAAGAGACCAGAGATATGACCAGAGCTCAAATGGTTAAAGGAACATTTAGAGTTCTTACTTTGTTAGGAGGTAAAGCAAAGGTTCCTCTTGTTGTTACTAATCACACATATGATCAAATAGGGACACTGTTTCCTCAAAAGATTATGGGTGGTGGAACCGGTCTCCATTATGCCGCATCTAGCATAGTATTCCTGTCTAAGAAGAAAGAAAAGGATGGGACTGAGGTAATTGGTAATATAGTCCATTGTAGAAATTTTAAATCTCGGCTCACTAAAGAGAATAAGATGATTGATGTTCTTCTTACTTATAAAGAAGGATTAAATCGTTATTATGGTTTAGCAGAATTAGCTGAGAAGTATGGAATCTTTAAAAAGGTTTCTACTAGATTAGAAATGCCAGATGGTGAAAAAGTTTTCTTGAAATCAATTCTAAAAAATCCTACTAAGTATTTTACCAAAGAGATTTTAGATAAAATAGATGCAGTAGCCCATAAAGAATTTCTTTATGGTGAAGTCGGTCTTGAAGAAGAAGCAGCAGAGGAAGAGGATGTCGAACGAACTGACTAAAGAAGATTATGTTAGGATTAATACTTATTATAGATTAGTCCCTCATCCAGAATATCCTGATGATATTGCTAATCAATGCATAGAGATGACAACCGGACCTTTTAAAGGTGTCATTTATAAGTATGGTAAATTTCAAGTAGCCCCGCCAGATGCAGAAGATGAAAGTACTGCAAAGTATGAATATGATGTAATACTAGTTCCACCTGAATTAGAAGGAGTTGAACACTCTGATGAAGAAGGTGAAGAATTTGAATTTATGATTGGTGAAATATTAGTGAAATTATTATGGGACAGATATTTAGAACAAGACAACGCAGAAATGACAAACCCAATAACCTTTGTGGAGGACGATGAATCAACGGATAGAGCACCTAATACTATCTCATTTGATACACAATGAACCTTTTTCCCGAAAGGTTTCCCCTTATATAAGGCAAGAATATTTTGATGATAATTCAGAAAAACTTATCTTCAAACAAGTACAAGACTATATTGTTAAACATAATAGTCTACCTACAAAGCAAAGTCTTCTAATTGATTTAGATCAACAAGAAGGTTTGCATGAGAATGAATATCAAAAAGCTACAGAAATAATTAATACCTTAGATAAACCTGAGGATAAAGATGTAACTGCTTGGCTTATTGAACAATCAGAAACCTTCTGCCAAGATAAGGCAATTTATAATGCGGTTGTTGATGCAATTGCTATTTTAGAAGGTAACGAAAATAAATCAAATTTACAAAAAGGTGCTATTCCATCTTTATTGTCAGATGCGTTAGCAGTATCATTTGATCCCCATGTAGGTCATGATTTTATTGAAGATGCAAATGAAAGATTTGATTTTTATCATAGAATCGAAGAGAAGATTGAATTCGATCTTGAAATGTTTAATAAGATCACTAAAGGAGGGTTACCTAACAAAACCCTTAATATATGTCTTGCTGGAACTGGTGTCGGTAAGTCTCTTTTTATGTGCCATCATGCTGCTAGTTGTTTATCCATAAACAAGAATGTTCTTTATATTACTTTGGAAATGGCTGAAGAAAGGATCGCTGAAAGAATAGATGCAAATCTTTTAGATATACCTATTAGTCAATTAGAAGAACTTTCAAGGGATATGTATCAAAAGAAAATTGATAAGATAAATGCAAAGACTAAGGGTAAAATTATTATTAAGGAATACCCCACTGCTGCAGCAAGTGCAATGCATTTTAAAAATCTTTTATCAGAATTAAAGTTGAAACGTAATTTTACTCCTGATATAATATTCATAGATTATTTGAATATATGTTCAAGTGCAAGAATCAGAACAGGAGCAAACGTAAATTCGTATACTTATATTAAATCAATTGCTGAAGAGTTAAGAGGATTAGCGGTAGAATTTAATGTTCCCATTGTATCCGCGACGCAGACCACAAGATCAGGTTTTACAAGTACAGATATTGGATTAGAAGATACTTCTGAAAGTTTTGGTTTACCAGCAACTGCTGATTTTATGTTTGCTATAATATCCTCTGATGAAATGGAAGAATTAAATCAATTACTTGTAAAACAATTAAAGAATAGATATAATGATCCCACATCTTATAAGAAGTTTATTATAGGTATAGACAGATCTAAGATGAGATTATATGACGTAGAACAAAAGGCCCAAGATGATATTGCAGATAGTGGGCAAGATGATGAACCATTATTTGATCAATCCACCGGCAATAGAATGCGCAATAAAGTAGACTTTGGTACTTTTCAATATGAATGATTTAGATTTTGTTAAAAATTCATTAGGATGTATAAACGAAGCCTTTAAAGAATTTAAGAGTTCTTATAATACATTGGAATTCGGCTTCCGGAAACCTATTTCTCATTGGCATGTCTGCGCCAACAGAATGGAAGAAATATTAGAAGAAGAATTAGATTTTTCTTGTTATGTTACTATACGAAAAGATAGAAGCCATGCTTTATATGAAATGACCTTTGATGGAGCCGCTAATGTTCCCGAAGAACATATTTCAGAATCTGAATTAGAAATAACAATTAACTTATCACCAGAATTTTATACGCAACAACTATCTATTCCGGACGATACTTGGGAAAACTATAAACAACAACTTACCCTCACTTTCATTCATGAATTAACACATTCTTTACAATTAGATGACGGCAAAAAGAAAAAAGATAATGATTATTTTTCAAGCCCATTTGAAATAGATGCGTATAGTTCTGAACTCGCCTTTGATATGTTTCTTTATAATAAAGAAGAAAAAACTTGCGATTCGTATGCAAGGTATGCTACAATAGATTCTAAGGTTTCTAATAAAATGAAAACCTTGGCAAAAGAGAAATATCAGTATCTTAAAAATACTAAATAGAGTATAATTCTAATAATTGGAGAAGAATGGATTATACGGTAGAGAAAAAATGAAAACATATACAACTTTCATGGCTCCAATTGAAACTAAATCGGAAATTAGAACCCTTTTAGAGAGAGTAACACCAGAACTTAAAAAACAAGTGCTTGATCAAATCGAAATGATTGACAAGGACGAGGTGTTAAAAAATGTATTAGAGGCCATTCAAAAAGATGTGATGGGCAACATGCTAAGAGTGAAAGCAGCTGACGCCAAAATCACTATGAATGTAGATCTGTTTATTGATTCTATAATATCTATAATTAATAAAACAGGTGATAGTGCAGAAGACCAAGTTACTTTTCTTAAAGACCTACTTGATGGCAAAGTAATAGATTGTATCAAAATGGTCAAAGATAGTTTGAATAAAGTAGTTAAAATGGATTCATATGTTAAGACAAAGAGTCCATTATGGTCCAAGGTTAAAGATAAATTAATCGCTTTAGATATAAAAATTGATAATCAAAATATAGGTCCTGGTGAAATTCTTTATATAATATCAACACCAGGAGGCAAAAAAGGCGATGAAGAGAATAAAGGTGATTGTTGGTTAGCACAAGGTGTTAATGTTGAATTAAAGAAAGATGGAGGAACCTTTTCAAAACCAACTAAATTTGCTGATGCCAGATTAGCATGGATTAATGCATTTAAAGACTTAGGAAGAGATTTAAGTGGTGCAGATGCAGATACAATGGGCCTTGGTGGAACAAGTATATACGGCGAATCAAATAAAGGTGGTGGTATAGCTAATGCATTATCCATAGGAAGTAAAGACTATACAACATTGTATATGGATAACAAAGGCGTTACTCAAAGACTAGCAGACAAAGCCTGTGAATCATTATATGCTAAAGTTTGTGCTATAGCTTGTCCTAATAACGGCGCGCTTCCATATACATTTAATAAAACAGTAAAAAATGGATTAACTGACCCTAATGAATTTGTAAGACAATGGAATGCTAATGCCTTACATGATTATAAAGTACATGGTTGGGATTACTTAACATTATTTAATGCTGATTCAGGTGATACAATTTCATTTATGAGTGCACAGGATTTATATAAGTCTAAACAATGGAATGTGGGTTCTGAATGGATGTTAAGATGGACTGGAGGCGGAGGTTTCGGAGGTACTGGGTCTTCAACAAGAGTTTATGCTGGCACATTTAAAAATATAGCTACATATGATCCTGGTGATACCGATTTTGAGAAAAAGGTAGCAGAAAAAAATAATATAAGAAAAGCTTTAGAGCACGCTTTCGGACAATTAAGCAACAAGAAAAATTCAGGAAAAATAAAAGCGGCATTTAGTAAAGCTAATGATTTAAAAGGTCCTATGAACGATCTTTCAAAGAATAACGAACCTAAAGATTTTAAACCTCTTGTAGGTCAAATAGGACAAAAAATAAGTGACTATTTTCAGGCTAAGAATGAACTTAATTTTGGGAGAGATAAATCAGATAGAGATCTAGGAAAAAGCTTCGCGGATATGAAACGGAAATTGGGAGTAAGGTGAAACAATATAAACAATTTCTTACTGAAGCTTCTGGAAAAAATCTTCATATGGAACATCTCGAAGATGAGGTGTTAAATGGTGGGGTTAATGGTACTAGAGGTGCTATTGATTTTTTAAGATCTTTAAGAAACATGTTAGCCGGTCATAATAAAGAAGCAGTTAATGTTACTGTTAAATGGGATGGTGCTCCTGCTATATGCGCCGGTATTCATCCTAATGGAAAATTCTTTGTTGATTATAAGTCAATGAGACGTCCATGTTTTATTCAAGCCGATGTTGATGAACATTTCAGTGGTGGCCCCCTTCATTCTAAAATGAGTGCTTTATTAGAACATTTACCTAAGTTAAAGATTCCAGGTAATATTTTTCAAGGTGATGTTCTTTGGACAGAGGATAAAGATAAGAAGATACAGACAATTGATAAGGAAAGACAGATTACGTTTACACCTAATACGATAACTTATGCCGTTCCTTTAAATACAGAATTAGCAAATGCCATAATTAGAGCAAAGATTGGAATTGTTTTTCATACAACATACAGAACAGCGGGACAAGAAGACTTAGCAGATTTGAAAGCCGAGTTTGGTGCAGATGTAAATCAATGGACATCACATAAGGATGTTTGGGCTGTTAATGCGGACTTTACAGATGTAAGTGGAACAGCAACATTTACAAAGGCAGATGAAAAGAAAGTAACAGATATGTTATCTCAGTTAGGAAAAGATTTTAATAAAGTCAATGGTCGTTTTCTTGATGGTATCAAAGATGATAATATATTAAAAGTTCATATTAAGACCTATATAAATTCTAAAGTCAGAGAAGGTGAATTTATAGAAGAAAGGTTAGCAAGAGATTGTGTAAAATTTATTAAAGCTAAGTTAGATAAGGATGTTGCAAAGTTAAAATCAGAAAAAGGTCGTACACGAAAACAAATGACTGTTGATGAATACTTAAAGAAATTAAATGGTAATATAGATCAGATAGGTACTGTTTTTCGTATAATGGCTTTAATAAATAATATTAAGCTATATATTGTAGAGAAATTAGAAGAGGTAAAAGGTTTAACTTCTACCTTTATTAAAACCTCAACAGGTTATAAAGTAACAAAACCAGAAGGGTTTGTTGCTATTGACTCATTTGATTCTGGTAAGGGATTAAAATTAGTTAACAGAATGGAATTTAGTAGAATAAATTTTACCGCAGAAAAGGATTGGGACCAATGAAAAATTACAAAGAATTCTCAAAGCGCGACCTGAAAGAATCTAAGTATTCTGATCAGTTGATTGATGCATTACGTGATTGCATTGATTCCGCGCCTGATAGAACTAAAAATAAACTAGCACAAGTATATGAGGACTATGTTCATAAGTTTATGAGACGTCCACAAAAATTACCATATATGTTACAAGGGTTCTTAGATGCTATCGAAGAAGGTACCGATGCAAGAATAGAATGGAAGGGTGGCGGAGATAGGAGCGACTGGTGAAAACATATAAAGAATATACAGAATCTCCAGTTAATGAAGTTGATTCATCCGGCATAGATATGTATGATAATAAAAGAAAAGAATCAGAGAGGAAGAAGAAGGCTCGGGAAACTCCTTCTTCTCCAGAAACTCAAGCTAAGCTTAAAAAGGTAAGAGCAGGGGAAACTGTTGATGAATATGTGGGATCAGTAGAGTATAAGAAAAGAATGAAGAAAAAGGGTTATCCCGAACATAAGAAAGACAGGTCTTCTGGTTATGTTGAAGATATTAAGAAGACTTTCGCTGAAATTACAACTGGTCTTTTAAACCGCGCCGCAGGTGCAGCAAAGAAGGATGCCGCAACACAAAGAGACGCGCAAGATTGGGCGACGAGAGTGAAAGGTAAAGGACATGCTTTTGGTGCTGCAGAAGCCGGCAAAAAAGCAGCAAAGAGAGAGAAACAAGCTGGAAAATTCAGTGCTGCCGCCGATGTCAAACAACGGAATACAGCCTTTAAAAAGGAAGGTGTCATGACTGGATATGTTGATGAACTTTCAAAAGGCTTATTACAACGCGCGCAACAATCAGCTAAAGCGAAAGCTGGACAACAAAGAGCCGTATCGGCTAAAGCCGCTTCAAGAGTTGGTGACACTAGTCAACCACCAGGACAAAATCTTAAATCGAAACGTGCAGATTTCAAAGCAGCAAAAAAAGATTATCAAGCATTTAAATTTAAGAAAGCAGCAGACAAGAAAGAAGAGGAATAATGTCTAAAGATAAACATGATTATTTTGGTGAAGGCCCATTTTCAGGACCACAAAGCGATCTAGTCGCTTCGGTTATGAGAATAGCAGAAAAAGCAGAAAAAGAAAAGCCTGAAGAAGAAGAAGTAAAAGGTTTTGAAAAAATGTCTAACGACAAATTAAATCAGTCTGTTAAAGACGCATATCTCGATAAGGTTCGAGGGGGAATGTGATTTCATTTACTCAATTACGGGAAGGGTCGTTAAAAACAGCAGTATTTGCTTTTGGTCGGTTTAATCCTCCCACAATTGGACACGAGATTCTAGTTAATAAAGTAACTACAGTTGCTAAACGCAATCGTGGTGATGCTTTTATATTTCCTAGTTCCACACAAGATTCTAAAAAGAATCCATTAGATTATAAAGAAAAGATTAAATGGATGAAAAAAATGTTTAAACCGAAAGGCGAAGACATTTTTAAGTATTCCGAAGATCAACCTAAAGAAGTACTGAAATCTCTTTCATTATTACATGATGAAGGATATGAAGAAGTTATTATGGTTGTAGGAAGTGATAGAGTAAATCAATTTAAAAAACTATTGCCTCAATATAATGGTGTTGATGGTAAAACACATGGTTTTTATGATTTCAAAAAAATAGAAATAGAAAGCGCTGGTGAAAGAGATCCAGATGCAGATGATGCTACAGGAATGTCAGCATCTAAATTAAGATCACTTGCTGTTGATGGTGATTTTGATAAGTTTAAAGAAGGGTTACCAGATATCTTATCTGATAAAGATAAACGTTCATTATATCAATCATTACGAAAAGGTATGAGACTATCCGTTATTGAATCCCAAATGAAAGAAAAATTGGGTCCTGGTGCACCAATTGGAAAAATGAAAAATAGTGTATCGGATCCTAAAAAGGCAATGGGAAAATTTGTATCTAAAACTGCTCCACCAAGAGCAAACGATGATGCAGGAATAGATGATATAATGCAAAAAGCAGATTCAGGAGTTAAACCATCGAGCCCATCTACTAAAATAAAAAATAAGCAGACGCAGTTAAAGCCACCATCGTCTTCATCAGTAGATAAAGAATCATTATGTATGGATAAACTATATTATGAAGATGATGTTTATCATTTAGAAACTGAAACGAAAGAATTATTTAAGTATTTGGAACAATTCGCTACAACTAAACCCAAACAAGAATATTATAAACGTGCTTTAAAAGAAACAGAAGAATTTTGGAGTAAATATGAAATGGCATTCGGTGGATCTGTTAAAGTGGCACTATGGGAAATATCCCGATTAAGAGAACATACAAAGAAAGCTGCTGATTTTATTACATTGTTAGGTGAAGATGTTGATTATAACGTAGCAAACCTTTCTTATATGAATGAACGAATAGATGAATTGCCTACAAATAACATAGATATTAATAAACCAGTAAGTTCTAAATTACAAGAAATACTTGGTTTAAAGGAATGGCACAAGGATAGAGCCAAAGAAGGTCAACAGTTAGAAATCGGAACCGATAAATATAGACAGTACCTTGTAGATTTGACTCCGGGAGAGGAGTTTAAATCAGAACAAAATAAAAAACGCGAACAACAAGCGGAAAGAGTCAGTAAGATGATTTCCAAAATTATTGCCAACAGGAGCAAATAATGGATTGGTCAAAATATTATCCCGCGAATTACTCGGCGATAACAGAAGCAGACATTGAGATGATAAGGGAGAAACGAAAGTTAGAAACTCCTGTTGAAGACAATACTAATGATGAGCCAGATGACGGCGAAGGAATGGATAAAGTCCAACCTAAAGCGCTAAAGAAAAAGTTTGATAAACGTAAAGATAAAGATATCGACAATGATGGCGATACAGATGATTCTGATGAAGTTATTCACGCTAAAAGAAAAGCTATTGGTAAAAATATTGCTAAGCAAGATGAATCTAAAGGCGAAATGTGTCCGGAAGAGTGTTGTGGTGTACCAGTTAGTGAATGTACATGTCCACCAGATTGTCCACATTGTGATTGTAATGCTATTAATGAAATGTCTAAGGATGAATATAAAGATGATAATATGAAAAGACAACAGGCGAAGAAGAAAAAGAAAGATGAGCCTGAAGAAACAGAATTTTCCAAACAACAGGATACAGTTACAGATATGGAATCAGTCTCTCATGGAAAACCAGGAGTAATTGATATCTATAAAGAAACATTAGCATTAGCAAAAGTAACAAGAGGTAGAGATAAGTTGTCTCTTGAAGGCGCAGCCAAGTTAATAAAGCAACGTTCTTATGATAAGTTAGCACCTTACTTAGATAGTATGGAAGAAGAGCCACGACAATCTGTTTTAATGATCTTAATGAATGATCAAAAGATTGCAGATAAAGTCATGAGGAAGATGAAGACAGAAAAGTATCATGGTTGGTTGATGTCTGAAATGCATCAGAAGTATGATGGCCTTACATGGGCAGAGATTGGGGAACGTTTAATTAGAACACCAGAACGTAGATTAGTTTCTCTTGCATATGCTACTAAGATGGGAACAATTGATGCACCTTCACCTGAAGTCCAAAAATTAGCAGATGATTGTTCGTTGGAAGATTTAGAAAAAGCAGCCGGGGAAATTATCGGTGAAGATGATGAACTAGAAGAGGCAAAATCAGATGCGGAAAAGATTGCTGATAAACAAGCTAGCAATAATAAGATAAAACAAAAGTCATCTAATCAGGACAATCAGGCAGACGCAAAAAAAGCAGATAAAGCTCGTGAAACACAAGCTAATACAAATGATAAAGAACAGGAAAAACGACAGGCTCAATCAGATAAAGAAAGAGCAGCAAAGAAAAAACAACAAGCTGCTGCCCGTGCTAGAGAAACTGATGATCCTACAGTCAAGAGAGACGGCGGTCCAACTACAATGCGTTCAAAAATTGCAAATATAGCATTTTCTGCAATGGAAGACGCCGAAGATGTTCCTGAAACTATTGATGCAAGACGTAGAGTATTTAAAGAAAAAATTAGAAAGCTTGCTTATGAGAAGGCCAAAGAATTAATTGCAAAGCAACAATCAGTGCCTGATCCAACTTATGATGAAGCTAAAAAAGAAGAAGAAGAGGATTCTGAAGAAATCGGATCCAAAGTTAAAGAGACTGGTAAGGTCGATAACAAAATAAAGATGGAGCCAACAGTGAAAGAAAGTACAGGTGTTTCCTTTGTGCGGAAGTATAAGAATAAAATGTCAGCGGAACAGCGAGATGCAACTCTCGAAAATAATATACTTGAATATCTAGCAGGTGGTAGTTCTTTTGGTCGTGTAAAAAGGGCAGTACCTGTTGGTGCCGAATTTGCTTCTGATGATTCGCCAGCTTCAGCTACTTCAATTGCTCGTGCATTGAAGTGTAGTCCAATGCAAGTACAAAAGTTATTGGATGATATGTTAGAAGCAGGACAGATATCACGTGTAGGCGATGCATATTCATATGCTTCCCCTAGACCAGCTGATCCACAGGGTGAAAAAGAAGAGTCCGGACTAGAAGTATAAACAAACAATATGAATGTAGTGATTGGAAACGGTGAAAGTCGTAAGGCTTTTAATCTTAATTTATTATTGGATCATACAACATATGGATGTAATGCGATGTATAGGGATTGGAACCCTACACATCTTATATGTATAGACAATAAGATGCTGCATGAAATAGTAACATCACAGTATCCAAAGTTACATCATTGTTGGTTTAGAAATTTTCAGTTACTGGATCCTGATATGTATCCAGTTTTCAGGTCAACAGTTACGCCTGATATTGAAGTAATAGAGAATAAGAATACAGGATATAAATTCGCCTATTACGGACAAGAAATAAGTAGAGTTTATCATGATGATACTCATACAATGGATCTGCTAGATAAACCGGTTCATTATTTTACATGGGTATCAGAACAAGATAAAATAGATGTGGTGGACGATTTAAAACATATACCAATGTTAGATTCAGGACCACTCGCAACTTGGATATGTTGTGAACAAGAAAAACCGGAAACGGTTTATTTAATGGGTTTTGATTTTAACATAAATGATGGAAAAGTAAACAATATATATAAAGACACAGATTGTTATGCTCCTAATTATGCATTGCCAGTGAAAGCGGCAGGGTGGATTCAGAATTTTGAAGTTATGTTTACTGAACATTTTCCTGAAGTCAATTTTGTACATATTCAGGAAGAAGAGTGCTTTAATAAAGAAATTCCAAACATAGATACAATATCTATGGATGAGTTTAAAGAGTTGTTATAAATATTTAAAAATTAATAGGAGAAATTCATGCCTCTATGGGGAAAAGCCGCTGCTGGTACTCAGGCACAAAAACCAAAATGGGTTGGTACCACAGAAGGTGCACAATACAATAAACAAGATATCTATGGCGCTAACAATGGCTGGGTTATTAATACTAAAGCCAGTAAAAATGCTTCAGCTGCCCCAGAGATTCTAGTTGCAATGGGCGAACTTGGTACCGCTCTTGCCGCACCAACTGTTACATCAATGAGATTTACTGCATCAGCAATCACAGGTGGATCAAGAACAATTGCTGTTCAGGTCACTTGGGATGAAAGAGTTACAGTTACTGGAACACCACAAGTTGCTATTGCAAACGGTAACCAAGGAACTGGATCTGGTCGAGGACCACATACAGCTTCATACGCTTCAGGTTCTGGAACAAACAGACTCACTTTCAGCGTAGCAAGTCAAACAGTTGCAACAGATGACGTTCTTACATTGGGTGGATCTAATGTGGCACTAAATAGTGGTACAATTAAAGATACAACTGATGGATCAACTGTAGCATTGTTAGTTCTTTCAGGATTAACTGCGGTAACATTGACAGTAACTTAATAGTTAACTGATATTATGGAATATGTGGAAAATATAAATGTTGCTATAGTATTACAGCAACTACAGTCATACAAAGCTGAGAAAGAAAAACTTACCCAAAAACTTTCTCAGCTTAATGACGAAGCAGAAAAAAGTAAACGTGGTATACATAGTTATGACGGCGCTATACAAGCCCTTGATGCATTACTACAAACAGCTGAATCTAAAGAGATTGATGTTCCTGAATTGGAAGAAAATTAATGGCAGATAAAACGATACCCGCTTTAAATACACATGATAGTCCTACAGCGGAAGACTTATTAATTATAGTTGATGATCCTTCGGGTAATCCTGTAAATAAGAAAATACGTGTAGACACATTACTATCAGCACTTTCTACAGATACAACAACTAGAAGTGTAGCAAATAAGGTTCAATCTAGAGCTGATACTAATATTGCAAGAGATTTAAATTTACGAAATTCTAAAACTGTTTTACAGCCAGAAGTATTGAAAGGTGAACAGGATGATATGACTGTCATTTTGGGGACCTTAGATATGGCAGAAAATTCTGTATGGCATGTAGAGATTGATGGAACATCTTCTTCAGCAAATGATACATTTAAATGGTGGAGAGATGGAAATACTCAGACCGGTGCAGCAACTGTCACTATTGACGGAACTACGCAAGCATTAGCAAATGGTGTAAGTATTAAATTTGATGGTGTTACAGGACACAAAGTTACAGATAAATGGCAAATTGTCGGTTTAATAGAATCCAGAATTGATTTTCAGGGAAGTATTTTAGTTGAAGATAGTGTTCCGGAAAATGGTTCTTTTACCAGTACCTTTTCAGAAACTGGTAATTTGCAATTAGAATCTGGAATAGATATGGCGTTTGAAGATGGTACAGAAAAAGATATGTACATATCTGCAAATACCACAGTAATAAGATTTGTGGGTGGTCTACAATTAGGTGAATCCGCGGATCCAGTTGGATTTTTTGGTACTACACCAGTATCAGCCAATGCAACATTTGTCGCAGGTGCTAGCACCGCGGCACATATTATAGCCGAATTAGAAAGATTAGGTTTAGTATCATAAATAGTTTTTGGATGTCTGAGGAAGACCCTTCGCAAGAGTGAGCGATTCTCAGCATGATTTTAACTGGTGATGAGTCCCATCACGACGCCAGCAAGGAGATAAGATGGCTGATAAGAAAATAACGGCTTTAACTGCTGCATCAGAAGCAGCAAGTGAAGACCTTTTACATATAATTGATGATCCTTCAGGATCTCCAGTTAACAAAAAGTTAACTGTTAAATCATTTGTAGGTAATGTAACACATACAATTACCGGAACCGCACAAGCAACAACAGAGGTAATTCATAAAACTCTACACACCGCTAATTTAGCCCCATCGACTGCAAATGTTTTTGATAGTATTGTAACATCAGATGTTACAGTTGATGTTAAAGCAACAGGCTTAAATCAAGGTAATGTTGCTGTATTAACAGCTTCTTCAGGAACAGCAAAAATCCATGATGGAAACGTTGCTTTTACTTCAGAAGTGTCAGCTGTTAAAGGTGTTCTA